CAACAGTTGCAGAGTTACGCACCGCCCTTGGCGTTGGCACTCTCTACGCTGACGCGACCCTACAGTCCGTCTGCGATGCTGCTGATAATGTGTTGATCCCTTTTCTATGGACTAACTCGACTCCAGTAATCGGGCATAGCAATACTGCCAATACCGGCACTTCTTACTTTCAAGATAATGTCCAAGATGTGTTCTATGTTGGACAAGTTCTTAACATCACAGGATGCGGTTCAAAGCACAACGGTAACAAGACCTTAACTGGCGTGGGTGAGTATTCAGTTACTTACGCGATCACAGGCAATAACAACACGCCAGCGCCTTACCACCCAATTAACCCTTACGGTTCAGCAGCCGCGGACACTTATGTGGACTATGCAACGATCCCAGCGATCCAAGAAGCAAGCCTCATGATCTCGATCGACATCTGGCAAAGCCGCCAAGCACCATCGAGCGGCGGAGTTACAGTTGATGGGTATGCACCTAGCCCTTACAGAATGGGCAACACTTTACTTGCTCGCGTTCGTGGATTACTAGCACCTTACTTAGCGCCCGGCTCGATGGTTGGCTAACCATGGCAGCGATCTCAACACTTCGCGCCACTATTGCAGCAGCGCTAGTCGATAACTCACTCTGGTCAGTATTCTCATTCCCACCAGCAACGCCTATCGTCAACAGCGTAGTGATCAGCCCTTCTGATCCTTATGTAACTCCTTCTAATAACAGTTACAACACCATCGCGCCACTTGCTAATTTTAATATCAACATCTTTGTGCCTCTGCTCGATAACGAGGGCAACCTAAATGGAATTGAGGAAATGCTAGTAGCAGTGTTTAACAAACTAGCGGCATCCTCGATCGTCTATAATGTGGGAGATGTGAGCGCACCTAGCGTTCTTAATGCCGCATCGGGCGATCTACTGACTTGCTCCCTGCAAGTCTCAGTCCTAACGAGTTGGAGTTAGACCTATGAATGAATGGGAAAAAGAGAACGAAGCGTTCCTGATCAAGATAGGTCAGACAGCGCCAGCAGCACCACAACCAAAGACAACCAAGAAAGACGAGGAATAAGCCGTGGCAGTATTTCTAAACAATGGTGTGTCTGTTACGGTCAACGCAGTTGATCTTTCAGACCATGTAACAGCAGTAACAATTAACCGCACTTTCGATGAACTCGAAGTAACAGCGATGGGTGATAGCGGCCATAAGTTCGTTAAGGGCTTGGAAGCATCATCAGTAACTATTGACTTCCTCAACGACACAGCAACCGGCGAAGTCCTACAGACTCTCCAAGCCGCTTGGGGTACATCAGTTAACGTAGTAATTAAGCAGACTTCAGGCGCAGTCTCAGCAACTAACCCTTCTTACACAATGTCTTGCCTAATCAACAACACAACAGATGTAAATGGTTCAGTTTCCGATATTGGCATGCAGTCAGTAACATGGACAGTAAACGGCGCGATCGCAGTAGCGACAGCGTAATAACTAACTAAGGGGCAAACATGGCAAAACTAAAGGTAACAAGGGCAGATGGAAGCGTTAATGAGTACCAGATCAGTCCAGCGATCGAATATTCCTTCGAGCAGCACTATAAGAAGGGTTTCCACAAAGCCTTTAGAGATGATGAAATGCAGAGCATGGTCTATTGGCTCTGTTGGGAAGCAATTCGTCGCTCGGGTGAAAGCGTAAAGCCTTTTGGTGAGTCGTTTCTAGAGACATTGACGCGAGTCGAGGTCTTAGACGATGACCCTTTGGCGTAACGCGGGAGTCCTTCACCTATCTCGTAGCGAGACTATCGCTAGAGACAGGACTCTCGCCCCAAACTTTAATTGAACTAGATCACACGATGTTCAGGACTTTACTTCAAGCCCTGAAAGACAGAGCAAAGGAGATGAACGATGCCAACAGAAATCAAAGGCGCAAGTAATCTCCGCAAAGCCATTCGTAAGTTTGAACCTGATCTAGCCAAAGCAACGACTAAAGAAATGGCCGCCGCTTTAAGACCTATTACCACCAAAGCGCGCGGGTTCTTGCCTTCCAACAGCGCAATGTTATCTGGTTGGACTTCTGAAACATCATCAGCCGATACCGTCAAATATCGCGTATTCCCCAAGTATGATCAAGCAGAAGCAAAAAGAGGAATTAAATACTCGACTAGTCGATCAAAACCTAATAAGCGTGGCTTCGTTTCCTTGGCTCGAATTATTAACGGATCAGCCGGCGGCGCTATTTATGAGACAGCAGGTCGTAAAAACCCTAGCGGTCAACCAACCTTTCAACGCACTAAGTTCACGCCTGCTTCATATCGTGAGGATGGTCGTGGTTTTAATAAATCACTTAACCCTAATGCTGGAAAGCAATTTCTTGATAGAATAAACTCTACTGGTCAATTAGTAAACGCTCGGCCACGGCAGCAAGGTCAACGCGGTCGCGTATCTCGCAAGATGACTGGTCGCGTAATTTTTAGAGCGTATGACGAGGATCAAGGCAGAGCAAAAGCAGCAGTAATAAAAGCAATAGGCGCTTCCGCGATAGATTTTAGGGCTAGGACTGGAGTTTAGTAATGGCAGCAGCAGACGTAAATATAGTCATTGCTTCGGAGTTCGTTGGCAAAAAGGCATTCAAAGAAGCGGACACCGCTACCGCTCGACTTACCAAGCAAGTTAATGTTCTGGCTAAATCTTATCTTGGTCTTTATGGAATTCAAAGATTAGCGCGTGGCGCAGGTCAGGCGGCTCGCGCATTCGCTGAGGATGATAAAGCAGCCAAGGTATTAAGCCAGACTCTCAATAACTTAGGTCTAGGCTTTGGCAATAATGCTCAGATCGTCAACGGCTATATCTCTAGCCTAGAAAAACAAACTGGCGTACTCGATGACGAACTTCGACCAGCGATGGATCGTTTGCTTCGCGCTACTGGCGATATAACTAAGTCTCAAAAGTTACTCAGACTTGCCCTTGATGTAAGTGCTGGCACAGGTAAAACACTTACTCAGGTCTCACAAAGTCTCCAAAAGGCTTACCTAGGGCAGACTCAGGCGCTTGGTCGCTTAGGCGTTGGTTTATCTAAAGCAGAATTAACTAGCGCTTCATTCGAGGAAATTCAAACACGCTTGGCAGTTCTGTTTGAGGGTCAAGCATCTATGGCCGCTGATACTTATATCGGCAAGATGAACAAATTAACTGTTGCAATTAACAATGCCAAGGAGACTATTGGCGAAGGTATCTTTGAAGGTCTATCAGCCACAGGCGGCGGTGGTGCTAGTGGCTTTGATAGTTTAACCAAAGTTATAGATGCAGCCGCTAAAGGCGTAGCATTCCTGCTTGAAACAATGGGGCAAACCACAGGCGCTATCGCCTTGTTTGCTCAGGGCAAGCCCGGCTCAGCAACAGACTTAATCTTGGGTCGCAAGCCAGCAGATCGCTCTGGGATCATTCCTTCGATCGCCACAGAATTAAAGAAGGCAGCCGCGGCTAAAGCAATGGCTAAAGCAAGCGCTCAGCAAACTAAGAATACTAAAGAGCAAACTAAAGCAATTAAAGAGCAGACAGCATTGCAAAAGGCTGGAACTCTATTCGACATTCAGCAGACTTCGATCATCGCTGCACTTAAAGGCGAAGTATCTAACGAGGAACGCAAGCGCCTAGAACTACAACTAGCGATCCTTACCGGCAACACATCAGAAGCCTCTAAACTTGCTGGCGAAATTGCTAAGAGCCAAGGGCTATCACAGCAGTTAGCCGCTTATCTTGCATCTATGCCAGATGCTAAGAACCCATTCACAGCGTGGAAGTCTTACCTAGACATGATCGAAAGCCAAGTCGCTCGCATCGCGGCAGGTAATGTTCAGACAGTTCCAACCTCGATGGCATCAGGTTATGGCGTAACTGGTCAGCAATACTCGCTGCCGCAAGGAACAACTATGACAAGCGCAGCAGGGGTTGACTTCACAGTCAATGTGAACGCTGGCTCAATTATTGCTCAAGAACAGTTGCAAGATGTTCTACGAGATACTCTGCTCGATGCTTCGTTATCTGCCAAGTTCGCAGCCATATTCCGTCAGGGCGGTTCATTCGGCCCATGACGCTACCTGCTCAGATCGCTGTCTCGTTCGACTTTACTTCTGGCGCTACCTTCGGGTATCCCTTTACTATTGGCGATCCTGAGTATGGCAAGTTAGGCGTAGGTACACTAGCCTCGACTACTACTCCAGAACCTACAGTTGATCTAACTCCCAATGTTCGC